CGTTGACACGGGAGAGCGGTAGAGCCAGGCATGAATCCAGTCTGTCGTCTTCCCGGCACCGTCGCTTTTCTTCATCCGGTGGCCGTTGTACTTGTAGCGTATCATCTTACCGGTACATAGGTTGCCGAGCTCGTCGGAATACCAGAAGATGGTGAACTGCTCGTTGTGGTCAGTTGTCATCGTGCCGATGCGGTAGGCTGACAGCACCTTGGCAATTCTCGCCTTCTGAGCCGCGTCCCACTTGTGTGCGTAGAGCCATTTGACAAGCACGTCTTCGCTGAGATGCTTGATGCTCCGCTCGTACATCGACATGGGCAGGGTGAACACCGGCAGGTCGTCTGGCTGTAGCTGGTAATCACGAGGCTTAGCCTTCGGTACATCCCTGAACTTGTCAGCCCCTTCGACCTCGATGCCGTACATGCGGCCAAGGTAGCGCAGTGCGTCTGGATAGCTCATGCCTTGCGCCTCCATCAGGTAGTAGACCGCATCGCCGCCCTTATCGCAGCTAAAGCAGTAGCACATGTTCTTTCTGGGCGAGATAGTGAACGAGCCCAGGTGTTTGTCCGCATGGAACGGGCAGAGGCACTGGTAGTTTTTTCCTGCCTTGCGGATGTTGGGCTCGAAATTTCGAATCACATCCACGATGTTCACGGCATCCTCGATGCGCCGGATGGTGTTGTCGTCAATCATAATTTGAGATTTTCAGTTAATTGTCAAACCAGCTATATATTAGCCAATCGCATGCGTGTGCGCGTGTAGCGTGTGTGGCTCCGTAGCCCCGCCGACCCGCGCCTACAAAGCGCAGGGGTCGGTTGGGCTTCGTAGACCGCATGGCTATGAAATGCTGGCCCAGCCTTGTGGTTACCTAACCTATGGTTAGGTATGGGTTTTTGGGTCAGCATTTTTTTAGAATGGAAGATCGTCGCCAGGTTGTAGCATATAGGAGCCTTTCTTCTTCAGCGTTGATTCTGTCAGGTAGCCGAGGTTCTTGGCGATGTTCAGGTCGATGTTCTGGATGCCGTGGTTTCTTTGTCCGCCAATGTCGCCGAAGATGAGCTTCTTCACGTCTGAAGCACTCATGGGCCACTGGTATTTGTTTTCGGCTTCTTGAATCCATTGCAAGATGTCGTCGGGAAGATCGCCTTCCTGTTCTTTCGACTTGCTTGGCATGTTGATTCCGCTGTTGATGATGCGGGGAATGCCAAGGTTTCCGGCTTCGTCTGTCACCTCGAACTTCCAGTCGTCCATATCTTTGCCACGTGCGTCCTGTTGTTTGACAGTGAAGGCCACGCCGCTGGCAGTCTTCGATTTGATGCTGACCAGCGTGTCGGTGATCTTGTTTCCGAGCTCCGTTCCAAGGTGACCGCGCATCTTGCTCTCGTCGTCATTGCCAGGACGTGGGTTCATGTGCAAGACATTCCAGATGCAAATCTGCTTCTGTTCTGCCAGTGCCATCAGATCGCCGACCAGCTGTGCCGACTCCTTATTGTCGTTGAAGTCACCGATAATATCTCGGATTCCATCAATGAACACGGCATCTGGTTGCAACCAGTCAATGGCTTGGCGTATCAGCCTGTATCGCTTCTCATAGGCGCGTTCCTTGACTTCGCCGGTGCTATTCTTCACGTCGGTCACTCCGCGCAGCCACAGCACGTTGAATCGCTTGTTAGGAACGTCCATGTCCCAGTTGCACAGCCAATGGACACGGCGCAGCACCTTCGCGCTGTTCAGCTTCTCCATCTCCGTATCGACATAGAGCACGGTTGGCTCATGTCCGAGCCATTGCATGGTGCGCTCCGGAACCTTCAGCCCTGGCAGATATTGCTCCACGCGTTCTGTGCCCGTGCCGAGAATGGCTGCCATGATTTGCGCCAGCACGAATGTTTTTCCGTTCTTCTTCTGGCCGCTCAGGGCCTGAATGCCGCCGAGTGTGGAGAAGGGTACGCCGTTATATTCCAACATGTAGTACGGCTCCGGGTAGTTCTCACGAGCGTCCAAAAGGTAAGAGCGCACCTCATTGATGCGCTCCTGTTCCTTCAGCTGCTCCATCTCGCCACCTGATGGCAATGTAGGTAATTGTTCACTCATAGTTCGTTATGTTAAATAGCGATTTCTCGCCTTTCTAAGGATTTCGTCGCGGTGTGCTTGATAGTATTCCCGCTGTCGCTTTAATCGCTCGTCACGCTGCCGCAAATAGCGTTCGTGGTCACGTTCTTTCCTTGTCATATCAGACATCTATCATGGTTTCATTACGAACTTCTGCTATCTCGCGCATGGCTTTCTTCTGGTATCCCTTGGTCGCGAACAGCTCTTCATAGTCTTCGACGCTGGTCATGGTCGAGTTGTAGAGGATGGTCGGGTTCATCCACGCCTCGCACAGCTGGGTGAGGCCGTGCTCTATATTCTTGCGCTCTGTTGACTCCAAAGGGAAGTTGCTATCAGGCGCGAGGAGTAGCAATGCCCGTCGCCATCGGTTCTCAATGGGCGCAAGTGAGAACTGTCCAAACACCTTTCGTAACATGTCACGTGGCAGGCCGAATCCCTTCACGCACTCGTCGAGAGCCTTCTCGTAGAGCTGGCGTGCAAGTTCCAGGGCGGCTTGTGCCGTCAGCACCCACGCCACATGTTCGGCATCCTTTACGCCGTGATTCAGCAGACTGAGCCGGTGCTTGTTCCAGAGCGATGTGATGAGCGGGCGCGTCTCACTGTAGGCCGGACCGCCAACCGATGCCCAGAAGTCGTAGTATTGCCTGTCGGTGATCTTGCCGAACGTCTTGCGTGCCATCTCGCCAAGGTCGTCGACATGGAACATGCGGTTCTCGCTGGCGTAGATCAGCCGGTGTTCGTATTCATGCCATTCGTTGATGGCGAGCTTGAAGGCGTGCTTCACGTTGTGCTTATAGTTAGAGCACCGACGGGCATGGTCGTAGCCGTCGAGAGCCACCATCCATGCGGCATTGTTGGCGACTCCGCAGATGAGCTTCACCACACCGGCAGCCTGTGCCATCTTCGGGGCAATAGCGTTGATTTGTTCTTTGTCCATAAAAATAAAAAAAACGGCTATCCTCGCGGACCGCCGTGTTGTTCATGTAACTAAAATAAATAGAGAGTAAAGTTAAAATGGTAGGTCATCCTTCTTGCCGCTTTCGTCGGCTGGCTGACTGATGACAGCCGGCTCGGGTGTGGCCTGAGCCTCCGGATGATTAATTGTCGGTTCTGTCTGTTGCTGTACCACAGCAACGCCTTTCACCTTCTCGAACTTGTATATCCGCACCTCGTTGAATATTCGTCCCTTCCATTCACGGATGTTGTGTCCGAAGCCAATTGTCACCTCGTCGCCCTCGTGGAGGTCATATTCCTTGATGCGGTCGTTCATCACCGATAGCAGCACCTTGTCGCTAAATCTGTCAGTGTCGTGTTCGTGATACTCGAATACGAACTCCTGGCTATGCCATTCCGTTCCGTCATTTCTCACGCCATTTCTTATGGGCAAGAGTCTTTCAATTCTTCCTTTAAATTCCATTTTGTTTTTGTTTTTTAGTGTTCGAAACTTCCATCCAGTATTTGCAAACAAGACGGGAGCATTCTGTAATATCAAAGTCTTTTAGTCTGTCCGCCTTGGCGACCTCAATCAGCAGGACTTCACCGCACTCTGTGCAATAGTCTTCGTCAGCACTGACCATTCCGCAAGCGGGGCAGATGATTCTGTTGCCGTAGTACATTTCAGATGATTGCGTCTATCCAGCCTACCAAGCCGATGATGGCTATCATGCCCAACGGGGCCAGAATGCCATAAACCAAATACTCTCTCTTGGTGAAGTTCTCGCTGAGAATGTCACCAGCCATAATCTTCCAGAAATCTTTCATAATGAATTGTGTTTAATGGTTAGTGTGCCGACGGTGGGATTCGAACCCACGCTCATCCTAGGCAGCATCTTACGATGTCAATGCCCGTTGCACCTGCGGAAGGGGTAGGAACTGTCATTCATCCGCTTACGGGTCTTTCGTCGGCAGGAACCGTGCGGCTTTCACAAGTGGCACGATTTTACCTAAAATAATAGTTTTAAAAAATAAAAATGTCAGCCACGGCTCTCACGAACGGTGGCTGCGGGTGATGAATTTATCTTAGAAATAGAAATTGTTTAATCATTCTGTGCTCTGATTTCTCCCTGCGGGCTTGCAACCGCCATCGGCATCATTACAGATTCTGTCCGGGGTGGTCAACTATGCCCGCAGCTCAGCCACTCCGCTGACACCGCGGGGGCCTGTAGCCCCTTCCGCTGGCGACTTGCGCCTCTGCTGCCTCTGCCCTATGAGCATCGGCCCGATCTATTGACGCTCTCGGTGGCGCAGCCCTCTTTATTACAGTCGGGCTATCTGGTAAGCGGAAGGAGCGGGAATCGAACCCGCGATGATAAACAGATGCGGTGACGCTTCACACTCGGTGCCTCCTCGGCTATCCTTCCAGGTTATTTTACTTGCAGCTGCTTGATTCTCCCGTCCTCAACCATCTCCTGAATCTCATGGAGCGGGTAGAGCCAGCTGCCCGTGTGTCGTTTCCCCTCATCGTCAGTCCACTCTACCCTGGTGCGGTTGAAGCACGAACCATAACGCTTCAGCCAATTCGGGTTCAGTGTCTCGATGTGCTCAGCCAGCGTCTCAGCCGTCACCCACTTCTCCGAGTAATGCTTTGCCGCCCTGCGGATCACGTCCAAAATCTTCACTTCAAGTTGCTTCCAGTTCATAGTCAATTCCTCTCCAACATTGGAATAATACCACGTTTCTTTAATTCCTCATATAAGAACCGACGGCCGGCTTGCGTCCATTCCGTATGCAGCACAACGTCTGGCATACCGTTCGAGCGCACGATGTCGATGCAACGGCTCGACACATAGCCGCAATCCTTATATCTAGCATAGAGAATCCACTGCCCATTGTTGCTATACTGAATGCCCATTTCGGCCAGCTGTTTGTTCATGGCCCTTGCACTCATGCCATAATCTTGTGCAATCTGCGAGACAGTCAGCAGAGCCTTCGAGCGCATAATCAGGTCGAGATAGTTGCGGTCGTGCTTCAGTTCCTGGTTTTCGACAGCCAACTGTACATTCTCATTCTCCAACCGAGCCTGCTCCATCTTCAACTCCTTATTTTCAATGGCCAGCACCTTCTTCTCTCTATATTCCTTTGCCCACGCCATAGCTGCCTCGGCAGGGTCTTCAAAGTTCGGCAGTGCAATCATACTGGCGCGGGTCTTCTTTTCCAACTCCTCCCAGCGGATCACCAACTTGGCGCGGGCCTCGTCGTTGAACTTCGTGGCAACATATAGGCATTCGGTTTTGGTGAGATAATAACAAGGTACTTCACGCTCGCCGCCATTAGGTTGAGCGACTTTTCTTGATGCGAGGGAAAATTTTCCCTGACATACTTTCTCCCATGCTGGCTCCATCGCACGGATGGCTTTCAGCACGTCATTGTGTGGTTTACCTGTCAGTTTGGCAATCTCCAAACTGCTCATAGTCTGCTGGCTTTCGCCGAATTGAATTAAATCATTGCTCATAGTCCTTAATGTTTTTGATTGTGTCACTTTACCCTTGTCACGCTGATAGAGCAAGTCGTATAGTCGCGCTTGATAGACCATTCGCCCTTCTGCTCATTCTTTAGTTGGTTGCAAGTCGTAGCGACCGACTGGAGCTTCGTCGGGTTCGTCAGAGTAAAGATGCGCGTCTGTCCGATGTGCATATCCAACAGTTCGCTGCGTGTTACTTTTTCTTGTGCCATTTCCTAAACTTTATTAAATATCTAACACTTTTGTTAGATAATCGGGAGAAAAGCCTTATATTTGCATTCCGACACCCTCGCAAAGTGTGTTGCAAATGGCGGTTAATCGCTTCGAAAAGACGGCCTACCGTCTGACGGCTATTCTTGTGCCCGATTACTAACTTTAATTATTACGGGTGCAAATATATAAACTTTATTTTAGATTTCTATATATTTTCTAAAAATAATGTTAGAATTTAAGGATATTTAATAAATAAAGGTTTAGATTTATGTTAGAAAGGCAAAAAAGACTCAACGAAGTGTATGAGCACCTACATCAACATTGTGGTGTTCATACTAAGGGACATTTCGCGGATAGCATTAACTATGCTCGCGCGTACATATCGTCGGCCTTAAATGGAAATGAGAAATATCTCACCGACAAGCTCTTCACGAAGATCTGCGAAGCATACCCAGACACGTTCAGCCTCGATTACCTTCTAACTGGCAGAGGCTCGCTCTTGGAAAATAATGAGAAGGAACCCGTCACAGCACCCGTCGACAAGCAGCAGGACGCGCTCACATACGCTGCAATTCAGGTTGGCAAAATGATGTCCGAACTGTCGGTATCCATCAGTAACGTTAAGAGGTTGGAAGAGCAGCTTCAAGAAAGAGAAACAACGCTAAAACTCATGCAAGACACTATCGCATCCCGAATTGAAAAGCTGGATAATATGCTTGCTTCCATCACGAGGCGAGAAAACTACCGAATACCTGGGATGGAGGCACCACAAGGTCAACTTGTTGCTGAGCCTGACAATGATAAAACTTGAAAATCAATACCAATGTTTCCCCACTATGAACAAAGAAACAACGAAAACATTAGCAAACATAGGTGTTGTGAGCCATATTCCAGTAACCCCAAGCGGATCACCACGAAGGGAGGCGGTAATACGAGGAAAAGCACGGAAACCACCATAAACAAAGGAAATCTTATTAAATTGCGACGGTATTGGCCTAGGTGCAAAATGGTGCATTTTGGGGCAAAAATGGGGTTTTGTTTTACCATTGTTTCCCCACCCCAGAAAATAGGTGGGGAAACAAATTAAATAAATGTTAACTATGAAAGTGACAAATGCAATTATATGGGATCACAGGCGGCGGGCTTCGGCTGACGGTAAAGGACAGCTGGAGGTGCGCGTGACGGTGAACCGCAAATCATATTACTTTGGCACCGGCATCAGGTGCTTCCAGTCGGAGTTCCTGGCCGGGCAGGTGGTGAACTGTCCGGGTGCGTCAGAACTTAACCGAAGGCTGGGTATTATATATAGCAAGGTTCTCGCGTGCGTGAATGCGTGCGTGAACAATAATACGGCAATTGACGTGGACGGCATCAGGCGGGACGTATGGAAGGCTGTGGAAGCGAACAGCGACGCGCCTGCATTCCTTGATTGGGTGGCTGAGCAGATTCCGATGCTGGCGGTCAGTGAGGGTACGCGGAAGCACTATGAGCCGCTACAGACGCGGCTGGAGCTGTTCGGAAAAATCAGGCGTTGGCAGGACGTGACGGTGGAGAACATCGTGGCCTTCGATGCGTATCTGCACGGGGTGACGAAGCCGCTGAGTGACGCAGCACGGAAGCGCGGTGTGCAACCTGAACGGCTATCGGACGCGGGGATTTACAATTACCACAAGTGCCTGAAGGCCCTGCTGAACAGGGCTGACTCGTTTGGGAAGATAGACCGTAACCCGTATGAGCGGCTGAAAGGCCAGTTCAAACGTGGTGAGCGCGAGAATGTGGAGTATCTGACTGAGGATGAGATGCGAGCTTTCGAGGCTCTGACGCTGCCTGCCGGCTCTGCGCTCGAAGTGACGCATGACTTGTTTGTATTCCAGATGTATACGGGTCTCCCCTATTCTGACGCTCAGGCATTCAATATCGGCGACTACAAATGGGACGGGCAGGCATGGAACCATATCGGGGAGCGCATCAAGACGGGTGTGCCGTATGTCTCGCGGCTGTTGTCACCAGCCGTGGCGGTGCTGGAGAAATACGGATGGAGCATCCCGCAGATGAATAATGCGGACTACAACCACCACCTGAAGGCCCTGGGGCAGATGGCAGGCATCGGCACTCGGTTGCATTCGCATCTTGCGCGGCATACTTTTGCCACTTTCATGCTCAGAAATGGTGCGAAAATTGAGAATGTCAGCAGAATGCTTGGTCACACGAACATTACGCAGACGCAGCGGTATGCGAAGGTGCTGGCCAAGTCGGTGCATGATGACTTCGCCATGATGGAGGAGAAATTGTCGAAATAACCTTTTTTAATGACCTTTTAAAAAATCTATTATGAAAAAAGCATTTTTGTTTCTGGCCGTCGCGCTGACGGCTGTCGCATGCCAGAAGGATGTGGTGTGCGATGATTCCTGTAAGATTGTGAGATTCGACGTGAACGGTGACTTCACGAGCCCCGTCTTCAGCTACGGCGAGACGAGAGCGGGACTGTCGGCCGACGGCTCTGAGATGACCGACCTGTGGCTTTTAGACTACATGGACGGACAGCTTGTGCAGACTGTCCACCAGACTCCTTCTGACGCGGAGTGGGGCAGCCCGTCGGTGAGTCTTGCGTTCGGCAGCCATGTGGTGTACTTCGTGGCCTCGCGCGGCGACTCGCCGGTGCTGAGCACGGACACTGAGACGATTGAGTGGTCGCGTGCCTCCGACACTTTTTGGAAGGCAGAGACCGTGAATATCGACGCCACGACATCAGCGAACCGGAGTGTCACGCTGGGCCGTGTGGCCACGCGCCTGCGTCTGGTGGTGAATGATAAGGTGGCGGATGATGCTGCATCGGTGGTGATCACCCCGCAGCATTGGTACTATGGCATCAACTATGTCACTGGCGATCCTGTGGCCGACCGCCAGGAGGACAGAATTATCAACATTCCTCAGTCGTACAAGGGTACAGAGGGGCAGCTTGCGGTGAGCATCTTCGGTATTAGCGGCGCGGATGAGTGGACAACGGATGTGACGGTCTCGTCGCGCGATGCTGACAACGACATCATGGGCAGGGCGGTCATTAGTTCCGTGCCGTTCAAGCGGAACCGTGTCACCGAGTATTCCGGCAACCTCTTCTCGGCAGGCGGCGGGATGAGCGTGTCGTTGGATGACACTTGGGAGCAAAGTTACACGGGGACGTGGTAAAAAGAAGAATGGTGCCGTCAGCTGCTGGCGGCACCATTGCTTAGTACGAGCGGTCCTGTTCCCCGGAACTGGAAGGTTCCCTGGCATAGGTTGCCGCGAGTATGCGTCTGTTTGCATACGGTGAGTATTGCGTGCCCGCTAACGGAGACGTTTCCCTGGCGGTCGGTAACCGCCAGCTCGTAGACGTTACCGGTTTGGATGAGGTCGCCGAGACTGCCTGCTGCAAGCAGCAGATAGCTGGTGTTCAGGCTCCATTCCTTGCGTCCGGCGATGAACTCCTTCCATTGCTGTTGCGTGGCTGATGCCACCTCGATGGTGTCCGTGCCTGACTGAATCTCGTCTGACTTCACGCCTGCAATGGCGGTGCCGTTACGGAGTACGATGATATTGTTGCCTTTCTGTGCCATATTTCTTCAGTTTTTATTTCCATGTTACGATCTCGCCGCGTCCGGTGCGCTTCAGATAGCGGTTCATGGCGAGGTATATCTGCTCACCGCTGATGTGCGACGGCTGGTAACCTCCACGGGTGTTCTCGTCGTTCAGCTGGCTTGCAAGGTTGCCGGCCTGTGCGCGGTTGAGCACCACCTCGCCCGAGTTGAGCATGGCGGGCACCTGGTCCATGCTGTAGGTGTTGCCGGGCACGCGGA